AAAATGCTCTTAGTGGAGCCGCTACTGCTTTAGTTGATAAAGGTAGACAATTAATTACAGGTTTTATTAAAGGAATCAAAGATAAGCTTAGTGCGGTTGCTAGTGCAGCTAAAGAAGCGCTTAATAGATGTAAAAATGCTCTTAGTGGAGCCGCTACTGCTTTAGTTGATAAAGGTAGACAATTAATAACTGGACTTATAAAAGGAATAAAAGATAAGATCAGTGCAGTTGGAAGTGCTATAAGAAGTGTTATAAATGCAGCTAAGAGTGCCGCTAGTAACGCAGCTAATGCATTAGTAAGTGCTGGTAAAAATTTGATAAATGGTTTGGCATCAGGTATCAAATCTGGTATTACTGCTGCGAAGAATGCAATATCAAGTGGTATACGTGGTGTTGTAAATAAAGCTAAGGAAATATTAAAGATACATTCACCTTCTAGAGTATTTATGGAAATAGGTAGATATACAGTTTTAGGTTTAGCAAAAGGGTTAACCAAATACGCTAGTGTTGCAAACAAACCAGCTGAAGGATTAGCACAATCAGTCATAAATTCTACTAATAAAGCATTAAATGTGGCAAGTAAAGTTCTTAATTCTGATATGGATGTAAACCCTGTTATATCTCCAGTGTTGGATTTGACAAATGTTGAAAATGGGGCTAGTAGATTAAATAATTTGTTATCAAACAGAACTATGTCTATAGCTGGTGTATCTGGTGGAATCTCAAAATCTATCGGTTCAGTTCAAAATGGAGTTAGTAATGAGGAAATAGTATCAGCTATAAAAGACTTAAAAAATGGATTAGGAAATACAAGCAATACTACTTATCAAATAAATGGTATCACATATGACGATGGAAGCAATATTACTAATGCTGTTGAAACTCTTGTTAGAGCAGCTAAAATGGAAAGGAGGATATAAGTAATGGCAACTAAGTATCACATAGTTAAAAAAGGGGACTTACCAAGTCCTATATGTAAAAAATACGGTATATCTTTATCTCAATTGGTAAAACTTAATAATTTAAAGAAAAATAGATATGGAAACTATCTTATATATGTTGGACAAAAACTAATTATATCAGGAAAAACAACGACTTCACATAGTACACCAGATAAGAAACCATCAACTAAAAAATCTAATTGTCCAAAAATTATTCATTTTGGTTTACAGTCAGATACTGATAGTACAGTATTTGCTACTTGGGAGTGGTCAAGATCTAATACAGATAAATACAAAGTTATATGGAACTATCATACTGGAGATGGTGTATGGTTTATTGGCGAAGAAAAAGAAATTACTGCAGAACAAAGTACTTATAATGCACCAAGCAATGCTGAAAAAGTTAGATTTAAAGTGAAAGCTATAGCTAAGAAACATAAGGTTAATAAAAAAGAAGTTAGTTATTGGACTGCTGACTATACGGATTGGAAAACTTATGACTTTGACAACAATCCTCCGAAAATGCCTCCTGTTCCAACTGTAAAAATAGAAAAATATACATTAACAGCATCGTTGACAAATCTTGATGACATAAATGCAACTGAAATAGAATTTCAAGTAATTAAAGATAATTTAAAAACTTATAAAACTGGAGTAGTAACAATAAAGAAATGGGCTGCATCTTTTTCGTGTACTATAGAAGCAGGGCATTCATATACAGTTCGTGCTAGAAGTAAACGTAATAAATCTTATAGTGGATATTCTGACTATTCAGATGGATCTAAAACAATACCTTCTGCACCAGCTAGTATCGAGTATATTAAAGCTTTATCAGAAACGTCAGTTCAACTTAAATGGAAAGAAGTAACTAACGCTACAAAGTGTGAAGTTGAATATGCTACTAAAAAAATGTATTTCGATAGCTCTAGTGAAGTTAAAACATTAACTGTAACATCTAAATCTTATGCTGAAGTTACAGGACTTGAATCTGGTCAAGAATACTTCTTTAGAGTTAGAGCAATAAATGAGCAAGGAGAATCCGGCTGGTCTGAAATAGTATCTATAACAATAGGTAAAGCTCCAGCCGCTCCGACAACTTGGGCGTCAACCACTACAGCTATTGTCGGAGAAAAAGTTATATTATATTGGGTACACAATTCAGAAGATGGTTCTAGTCAAACTACAGCAGAATTAGAATTAATTATCGGCGATAATAAAGAAACACACACAATAACTAATACAACAGAAGAATCTGAAAAAGATAAAACTAGCCAATATGTTTTAAGCACATTTACTTATACTGAAGGAACGACAATAAAATGGAAAGTAAGAACTGCAGGTATAACAGGAGTATACGGTGATTGGTCAACACAAAGGGTAATTGATATATATGCTCCACCAACATTAAGTTTGAGCATAACTGATAAGGCAGGAACATCGTTAACTGTTCTCGAAAGCTTTCCATTCTATATAAATGGTGTAACAGGTCCCGCAACACAAACTCCTATAGGTTATCACGTGACTATTACTTCAACAGAAATTTATAGTACCGTTGATGAGATAGGAAACGTCAAAATGATTAGTGCTGGTGATGAGGTTTACTCTCAATTTTATGACATTTCAGAAAATTTAGCCTTGGAAATTTCAGCACATAGTGTTGATTTAGAAAATGGCGTAACATATAAAGTTACAGTTGTAGCATCCATGAATTCAGGTTTAACTGTTGAAGAATCTGCTGAATTCGAAGTAGCATGGACAGATGAACAATACACACCTAATGCGGAAATATCCATAGATGAAGAAACCCTTTGCGCTTATATACATCCATATTGTGATTATTATCCAATGGTATGTTATAAAGTTGAATTGAGTACTACCACAGGAACATATGTGCGAACTAGCGAAATAATATCAGAAACTATAGAAGGAACTTCAGTTGACGAGGCATTTACAGAGAATGGTGACGTAGTTTATTATGGTACTCTATCATCAGGAACAGGCGTATATTTCTGTGAAGTTGAATCAGAAGTCAGCGAATTGGTAGACGGAATAACTCTATCGGTATATAGAAGAGAATTTGATGGTTCATTCGTTGAAATCGGAACTGGTATATTAAATGCAAGCAATACTTTTGTAACAGACCCTCATCCTGCATTAGACCTTGCAAGATATAGAATAGTCGCTATATCAGACACAACAGGTGCAGTAAGTTATACTGATATTCCTGGAGTTATTGTTGGAGAAACTGCGGTTGTTATACAATGGGATGAAGCATGGACAGAATTTGATACAACAAATGAAGATGAAATGGAACAACCTGCATGGGCTGGTTCAATGCTGAAATTACCATATAACATAGATGTATCAGATTCAAATGAATCAGATGTAACATTAGTCGAATATATAGGAAGAAAAAGACCTGTTAGTTATTATGGAACTCAATTAGGTTCTACTTCTTCATGGAAAGTCGATGTAGCTAAAGAAGATAAAGACACTTTATATGCATTAAGAAGACTTGCTGTATGGATGGACGACGTATATGTGAGAGAACCTTCAGGAAGTGGATATTGGGCTTATATAAAAGTGTCATTTAGTCAAGAACATTGTAATTTGGTAATACCAGTTACACTTGATATAACAAGAGTAGATGGAGGTGCATAATATGGCTGATTGGTCATCTACTATGCAACAGACATTTGAATATTATATAGTTGATCCTGGGACTTGGAAAGACATTAAAAAAATAGATAATGTTATACAGAGTACTATAAAGAGAGATTCTAGTGCTGAAACCTTGGGTTCTGCGACTATAGACGTTGCAGAATCTTTAGGCGAATGCTATATAAGAATTTATCTAATAACAATTCAAAATGGAGTTAGAGAAAAGCATCCTTTAGGTACATTTTTAGTGCAAACACCTTCGTATAAGTTTGATGGTAAGATTCAAACTATATCTTTGGATGCTTACACTCCTCTATTAGAACTTAAAGAAGGCATGCCTCCTCTTGGATATTCTATACTAGAGGGCAATAACATAATGAACAATGCTTATACACTTGTTCGAGAACAAGTAAGAGCACCTGTTGTAAAAACTGAAAATGAAAAGAATTTATTTAACGATTTTGTATCAAATACTGATGACACATGGATTACTTTCTTATCTGATTTAATAGCAAATGCTAAATACACATTTGGATTGGATGAAATGGGTCGTATTATATTTATGCCGGTACAAGATACAGCATCTCTACAACCAGTATGGACTTATGATGATAGCAATAGTTCTATATTATACCCTGATTTAGATATAGACAGGGATTTATATGGAATACCAAATGTTGTCGAAGTGATATATTCAAATGGTAAAGATATTTATACAGCAAGAGTTGAAAATAATGACGAAAATAGTCCAATATCAATACAGAATAGAGGTAGAGAAATAATACATAGAGAAACGAATCCTGATTTATTAGGTGACCCTACTAAAAACCAAATCGATGAATACGCAGAACAACTTCTTAGAGATTTATCGACATTAGAGTATACGATATCCTATACTCATGGTTATTGTCCAGTAAGATTAGGCGATTGCGTTAGAATAAATTACGAAAGAGCAGGATTAAAAAACATAAAAGCTAAAGTCATTAGTCAATCTATAGAATGCAAACCGGGGTGTCCGGTCACAGAAAAAGCAGTATACACAAATAAATTATGGGGGTGATTTAAATGAGTCTGTCTAATGATTTGATATCTCAATTTGTAAAAATAACGAGAGACCAAACTGTAGAGAAAAAAGAATCAATAGTTTATGGTACGACAGTAGAATATGAATCTAAGATGTACGTCAAAATAGATGGTTCTGATTTATTAACCCCTATAACTACTACTGCTGATTTACAAGCTGGAGAAAGAGTGACTGTAATGATAAAAGATCATACTGCTACGGTTACTGGGAATATTACTTCTCCTTCAGCTAGTTCAATTAAAGTTAATAAATTAGAAGAAGATATGCTACAAGTTGATAAGCTTATAGCTGATAAAGCGAACATAAAAGACTTAGAAGCAATTAACGCTACTATAAAAAATTTAAAAGCTAAAGATGCAGAGATAGAAAACTTAGTAGCTAAAAAAGCTACAATAGAAGACTTAAAAGCAACAAATGCTAATATAACAAACTTAAAAGCTAAAGATGCCGAGATAGAAAAATTAGTAGCAAATAAAGCAAACATAAAAGATTTAGATGTTATAAACGCTGACATTAAAAGTTTAAAAGCAGATAAAGCAAGAATAGATGTATTAGAAACAAAATATGCTGATATAAACACATTGGTTAATGGTCATTTAACATCCGAAAACATTCAATCACTTCATTTAACAGCAGCGAATACAACGATTGAAAATGCATTAATAAAAGATGCCATGATAGATACCGTAAGTGCAAGTAAAATTAATACTGGTATAATTAATACAAACAACGTTAGTATTCAGAGCGATGACGGCTCTATGCTGTTGCAAGGTAATCTACAACAGTTCAAAGACAAAGACGGTAAGGTACGTATACAAATAGGGAAAGACGCTACTGGGAATTTTACATTTGCTCTTTATGATGCAACTGGTAAAGGTCAGCTTATTAATCAAAATGGTATTCAATCAAGTGACGCTATTAAAGATGGGTTAATCGTTGATAGTAAAGTAGCTGATAATGCCAACATAAACGGAAGTAAGCTTGATATAAGCAGTGTTATCAACAATATTAATAATAACACTAGTACAATTAAAGCTAGTCATATAAAATTTGATGACACCGAACAAACGTTAGATGTATCTTTTAACCAACTTAAAAAGACTGTTGACACAATAAAAGATATAACTATTGATGGAGATTTAAGTAGTGTTATCGAGCAAGTAACTACTAATACAACTAATATCGGCATAGCTCAAGGGCAAATTAGTACTTTAATCGACAATACAACTATTACTAAACAAGATGGAACGGTCACACAACTAAAAGATGAATATAATAAAACCAAAGATACTGTTAATGAGCATAGCGTTACAATAGGTAAATTGGAAACTAATTACAAAGGAACATTAACAAAGACTGCAACCCAATACTATGTATCTACAAGCAATACTACTCAAACTGGTGGTAACTGGATAGAAGATACTACTCCTAAATGGGAAAATGGAAAATATATATGGCAAAGAATAAAATACACATACGGTGATGGTAGCATAACATACTCTACTCCAGTATGTATTCAAGGAGCTAAAGGTGAACCGGGAGTTAATGGCGAAAAAGGTGACCAAGGTCTTCAAGGTGATAAGGGACAATCGTTAGTTAACTCGGTACCACAATGGTATTTATCTACTAGTAACACTACACAAACTGGCGGCAGCTGGGTTGAAAGTATGCCATCTGTAGTACAAGATAAATACTTATGGTTAAGATATAAATTAGTATGGCAGAACCCTACACAAACTACTTATACAACCCCAACATTGGAACAGGTGGCCGAACAAATAAAAGATGTAACTAGCAAACAATCAAAATTAGAGCAATCTTTAGACGGGTTCAAAATGACAGTAAGCAGCACATATGCAACAAAAGAAGGATTAAATGAAGTTAAGGAATCGATTCAAAATCAAGACGGGTATACTATAATACTTAGTAAAGAGTGTATAGTAACTACTTGCGATTAATGGAGGTGTTTATATGGCAACAATAACTGTGTCAAGTAATCCTAGTACAACAGGGGATACGTTGACTGTAAATTTTACAACAGATGCCACTAATATTTCCGACATTTTACTAAGTAAAGATGGAGGTAGTACTTATATAAGTGCTACTTCATTTACCAACTCTAGTGCCGTTTTTAATATTAGTAACTGGGATAATGGGACATACAATAACTGCAAACTAAAATGTGTGTACACTGAAACTAGTAGTGGTGGAGGGGAAGCTCCTGATAATAGTTGGGAAGTAGAGAGCCCTTCAAATAGTTTCATAGTAACAACTGATTTTGGGGGTAATATAAGCCCTCTTATGAGAAATGAAAAATGTACTTATACAGCTGGCGGGATGACTATGGGAACTGGTAGTTATTCTGTAATAGATAAATATATGAGTTGTGACTTATGGAGAATGGAGGCTGAAGTAGAAGTTCTCGATAAATCTTCAGTTTTTGGTTTCTTGACAGAACCAATAATAAACGGAGTACCAACTTCCAGTGCACAAAAGGGTGCTTTGATGTTATTCGATAGTGGCTATATAAGACTGTATGACCATTACACAGGATATTTCAAAATACCTACTACTATAAGAGCACAGACACCTTTTACTATAGAAACTGGTAAGAAATACAAAATAAAAGGTCAAAAGCATGGATGGATTTATACTTTCACCATTACAGATACTACTAATAGCAAGAATACAGCTCTAGTTACTTATACTAATGACGGTAAGAACTCAAACGACCAATACTGTGGTAAAGGATGGGGACTTCCCGGTGTTTGTTGTGTTAGTGGAAGTATTAAGGTGCATTCGTTCACATATAATTTATTATGTAATCCGAATCCTAAAGCAATTATATTTGGAGATAGTATCACAGAAGGTACTAACCTAGGAGGAGGAACAGGAACTTATGATAAGTGGTCATCTCAAGTAAGGGACAAATATTATAATGGTAATTGTTTAATATGTGGTAGAGGTTGGTCTACTACAAATGATATGATGCTAAGAATGAAGGCTATCCATGAATTAGGAATTAAACCCCAAGAAAATGTTATTGTTTTAATAGGAGCTAATGATGTTAGAGGATCGGATGAATGGTTAGAAGGTTGGAAAACAGATATGAAAGAAAAAGTCGTTCCTTATATAAAAGATACTTTTGGTGTTGACCCAGTCATATGTTGTTTAACTTTATGTCAAACAGATACGGGCGACAGAGTAAAGAAAGCGAATGCCTGGATATTACAGCAAAACTGGAAGTCTCCACGATTTGATAAAGCAACATCTGCTAACGAAGATGGAACAACTTACTCCAGTCAATATTCAACAGACGGTCTGCATCCTAATAAACTTGGTTCAGATAGAATGTTTGCTTTCTTTAAAGCATGTATGACTAATACCGAAGTAGAACTTCCAGGTGGCGGAAGTACTGGTGGTGGCGAACAACCTCCTACTCTTACTATAAGCAATATAGCTAATATAACAAAACCTGAGAAAACTGAGTTCTACATTGAATACAGTACAAATATAGCAGTAGCAAAACATGAAGTATCATGGGACGGAGGAAATACATTCTATGATAAAACAACAGACGTGGAATCCAGTGGCACAAAATATCGATTTAAACATGATAATGGTGGCAGTGCTGGAACTTATCAAATGGCTATAAGAGTTACAACAGCTAAGGGTGCTACTAAGACAAGTAATATATTTACTGTTACATTAGAAACTAAAACTAGTGATGACTCAATGACTTTCACACAAGGTAAAAAATTAGATAACGGAGTAGTCACTGATACAACTGATAATACATACTACACTACAGTTAATAAGATAGCAGTAACTGGTGGAAAAACATATACACTTAATATAAGTCCAGTAAATTATACTTGTATATGTTTCTATAATAGTAGTGATACTTATTTGGGTAATGATAGTGGTGGTTTTGTAGAAGCTAATACCTCTGACTGGTCAGTTGGAACATTATCAACTGCATTTACAGTTCCTTCAAGTGCATCTTATATTAGAATATGTGGTACAGGTACCAACGGACAAGTTACTGCGACAATAAAAGAAAGTAGCACTCCTAATCCAAATCCTTCCGAATTATTAGACTCTACTGGAGCTTATGTAATAGATGATTTCTCAAGTAACACAATAGATTCAAATAAGTGGTCATATGAATTGGGTTATGTAAGAAATAATGAAACTCAAAAATACACAAATACAAATGCAGTAGTTAATGATGGTATATTAGCTTTAAGAGGTTTAAAAGCCAGTGATGGTTCATGGACATCAGCATCAATTATATCTAAAGGACATTTTGCTTTTATGTATGGTAAAATAGTCGCTAGGGTTAGAGCATGTAATTATAATGGTTCTTTCGGTGCATTTTGGACTTTAGGAGATAGTTTTGAATTTGGATATAAAGAAAATGGCAGCCCTGACACATTGGGTGAATGGTGGGCTTATTGTGGTGAATTTGACGTAATGGAATTTTATAATGGTAAATTAACTTGTGGTACGTTCTTTAATGAAAAAGAAGAAAGTGGACGTGTATGGTATAATAATTATCCAACTGGCGATTGGCATGAATTTGCAATGGAATGGAAAACAGACGGTACATTAATTTTCTCTATAGATGGGCATGAATTATCAAGAACAAGTGCTACTGATAATAGAGCATTCCATATACCACATTTCATACTAGTTAACCAAGCGATTGGTGCTAGTGGTGGTACTCCTGATAGTAGTACTACTGAAATTACTCAATATGTAGATTGGATAAAATATTATCCACTAAGTACTGATAATCTAGTATTAAATTCTAGTGACTTCTCACTAACTGCTATGGATGCCAATGATAGTTCACATAACTGTATGGTAAGACCAACATTCAATGATAACTGTATTAATAAATCATTGACATGGGAATCTAGTAATTCAAGTTTAGTTTGGGTTCATAGTGGATTATGTAGTACAAATGCAGATGCTAATGGTGAAGTAACAATAACTGCCACTTCTCACTCAGGTGTATCAAAACAAATTACATTAACTGTAACAAATGGAGTATTAAGAGCTAAAGATTCAGGTGGTACTACTCCTGAACCAGAACCAGGAACTATAGGTAATATGACTTTTGGTAAAAAAGTGGATAATAGTACACATAAGATAGTTGATAGTACAGAAGACTGGGCAACAGTTAATCCAATAACAGTTGAAAAAGGTGCACACTATTCATTACAAATGGATGCTACTTGGGTATGGTGTTATGCGTATGATGACAATGATAATTTTGTTAAAGAATTATTTACTATTACAGGTGACTATAACACTAAAAATTCATTTACTGCAACTACAACTAAAATAAGATACGGATGCTATGATCCACGTAAGTATTTATCATATTGTAATTTAACTAAAACAAGCTAGGAGGTGATTGTTTATGAGTGAAATATATAGTAATTCATTTACATCAAAAGTTAATAGACCAGCTACAAGTACTACTATATACAGTAATATATTTACTGCAACAGTAAATAAAGTAGTTGTAGAAGAAACTAGTAACAATACTCAAATTAATATATACAATGGAACTACTCAGTTAGTCGCAGTTGACTCAACACCAACTGACGGACAATATAAAGTAACCATAACCAACACTTCTAACTGTACTGCAAAATTGGAGAATGATCATAAAACGATCACTCTCCTTACAGTGACAGGAAATGCTGGTGAGATACAGATATCTATTAATATCGAAGGAAAAACAACTGTTAATAAGACTATTCCGGTTGCGTCTATTACAAAAAGCTCTGTAATTAAAGCTAATGAAACACAATATCAGCAATTATCTGATAAATTTACTTGGTGGGTTAAAGGTAATAATACAAGTTCAATGGCACTAACAGAGAATGCATTAAACATAATAACAAAACAAGTAAAAGTAGACGGCGACATGATAGTTGACGGTGCTATTGACGGTAAAACTATTACGGGAGCAACTATTATAGGTAGTACTTTTAGAAACCAAAGTAATACGTTTAGTGTTGATAGTGAAGGAAACATTATTGGCGCAAAAATACAAGGTTCTGATATTATAGGCAGTACTTTTAGAAATCAAAGTAATACATTTAGTGTAGACAGCGAAGGTAATATTGTTGGCGCACAAATACAAGGTTCTGAAGTTATTGGGGATAGTTTCTCAGTAGAAGGAGAGCTTACAGCTGATACCATAACTGCGAACAAAATAAACAGTGCTCAATATCCAAGTACCTTGGAGGATAATATACAAATATCAATTAATAGTGGTGGTAGTGATGATAATGAATTATATGACGGTGTATCTTTTGCCACAGTAACCGGGGCATTAGAAGCCTTACCTAAATTCCTAAATGGAAAAGTAGTAGATATATGGGTACAGGAAGATATATATGAAAATATAGATTTCCAATACTTTATTAGTGGCAGAATTAACTTATACTTAGATGGTAGTACAGTGTATGGCTATATAAGAAATTATACAAGTGGTACTAAAGTGAATGTATATGGCGGCTATATGAAATATGAAACTGCTAAGACTGGTGTAATACATCCAAGCACAGGTTGTGCAGTTGCCAGTAGAACTGCTAGTTTAGTTGGACAAGAAAATTCCCCAATTAATGGATATAGCTTAAAAATATATGGTAGTGATAATGCTTCCGGTAGTGCCACTACAATTGTTGGTGTTGCTTGTGATTCTTATGCTAATGGATACTATAAGGATATACAATTTATAAACTGTGATATAGGTTTTAGAGCAAATGCAGGAGGTAGAATACACGCTGCAAAATCTAGTGGTGTATGTAGCCGATATGGATTTGAAGCAGTAAGTGGGGGATTAATTACAATAGCAAACAGCCCACAATGTGGAGGTAATAACTCCAATACTCATGTAAGTTCACCAGGTCAAATAATAGCCCCTACTAGTGTTACATATGAAGGGGGTAATCAAACTACAGATGGCAACCCAGCTCCTACTCCAACAACTACAAAAACTGTAACAATAAAATCTAACAGTGGTGATACTTATAGAAGTTCAGTATATAACAACTGGAAGAAAGATAATACTGCAAGACAGGGTGATTATGGTTACGGCGATTGTAATGGTTGCTGGTTCTTTGGTAGCCAATTCAATCAATTTAAGGGCAAAAATATAACAAAGATAGAACTTACTATTAAGAGATTATCTGGTGGTGTTCATTCAGCCGTGTCGGTAGTAGTAAAAACTCATAACTACACAAGTAGACCTAGTGGAAAACCTTCATACGGTTCAAGTTGTGGAAGTGTGAAAATTGCAGTTGGTGATACTGGTAAATTAACTATAACTAATAGTACTATACTTAATGCGCTTTCAGACGGTACTATAAAAGGATTTGGTATTCAGTCTGCTTATAATTCTAGTAGTTATGCAGTATGCTCAGGTAGCGTAACAATGAAGGTAACATATAAAGAATAGGAGGGATTAATCAAAATGGATGCTATAAATATCATAGCCGAATTATATAAACAAGAATTAGCACAAGCTAATCATGAAAAAATATTATATCAAGCTCAATGCGAAATATATAAACAACAAATTGACATATTAAAAAAAGAAATTGAAGAATTAAAAAACGAAAAAGAAAGTAATATGTAATAGGAGGTGGATTGCAAATGATTTTTACTGAAAGTACAATTAAAATCTCTAACAATGTTTCAAAAATGGATTCGACTATTGTACTTTATAGAGGAGATAAAAATGTAGAGATAAGATTTACTATATTACAATCTCCTTTTAAATACAGTAATACAGTAGCAACCAATGTTATCGAGTCAACTAATGCAAGTTATGGACAATTAGTAATAAAAACGCCAAATGATAAACCCCCAATATTTAGTGAAGTAAGTTCCACTAAAGAGGGTACAGTATTATTTGCTATCACCAAAGAAATGATTGATGAGATTGAAGAAGTAGGTGTTTATACATTCCAAATACGTTTAATGGATGAAAATAAACAAAGTAGAGTTACAATACCACCAGTTGAAAATGGTATTGAAATTAAAGAGCCAATTGCAATTGAAGACGATAACACTACAAACGTGGTAGGATTAGCAAAAGCAAATTATGCCGTTGCTACATTATCAGATGTTGATACACCAGCATTTGATGATACCGGAAAATATATTAAAACTAATTGGAATGATGGTGACATTATTACAAATGCATCATTAAATAAAATCGAAGACGGTATTTACACTACAAATGAAAATGTTACAGCCACTAAAAAATATGTGGATGATAAAGTTACTGTTAAAATATTACCAGTTGATTACAATAAAAATTGTGCTACAAATGTTGCTGATTTAGAATCACATAGTATTTATATGTCGCCAAATGATGCTAAATTTTTATATTTAGGATATGAAAAACTTGATGACTCTTTTAGTGGACTTTTTTTATCTGGCAATCCTCATGGTAAATTTATTTATACTGGTGCTAAAGATGATACTAAAATTGAAGTTATGTTGGAAGGAATTTGTCATACTGTTTATTTTAAAACCGATACAGTAGATCCTCATACAGAAAAAACAGTATTTTACTTAACTAAAAACAATACTACAGAATTTACGCCAAGTAATGATTATGAACCAGCAACTAAAAAATATGTAGATGATAATAGAATAGGTTATATTAAAAGTGAAACTGTCGGTGAAACCATTGATACTTCAACTATGATTAATTCTTTTAACAATAATTCGTATATATATGAAAGCAATAATGTTACTTACTTAGAAATGGGCAAGGAATATCATATAATAGTTAATGGCGTTAGATATAGAGCGTTATGTATAAATAATATGCCAGGTAATGATCAAATATATGAAACAATAATAGTAACTGGTGATGGATTTTCAATATCAATAGTGAATAAAATGGGCTATAACACTAAATATTATACTGATAATACTAAATGTGCTTATGAAATAAAATTAAGCGATGAATTATTAGCTGCTCCACCAACAATACAAATATTAAAAATGGATATAGAATATATACCGACTTATTTAATGCCAAAAGATTTAGCAATATTAAATTCTATTAGCATTAATCGTATAGGTGATATCGGGACAGGTAGCGCAGCAATAGGATATAAAAATACAGCAAGTAATGATTTCACATTTGCAATGGGTATACAAACAACTGCAAGTGCTCCGGGCGCCCATGCTGAAGGTGGACTTACAGTAGCAAATGCTAGTTATTCTCATGCCGAAGGTTTTAAATCTGCATCTACTGGAGAATATTCACACGTTGAAGGTATAGTTTGTGAATCATCAGGACAAGGTTCGCATGCTGAAGGTTATTATACAGTAGCTTCTGGACAGCGTAGCCATTCAGAAGGATGTTTTACCGAAGCTGCGTCACAATATCAACATGTACAAGGCAAATATAATGTAGTAGATTCAAATGGTGTTTATGCCCATATAGTAGGTAATGGTACAGGCAAGAATAACAGACACAATGCTCACACTTTAGACTGGCAAGGTAATGCTTGGTTCGCAGGAGAAGTTCAAGGTACTAATTTACCATATACTATTTCTAGTAAAGTATTAGCTACTGTACCTGCTAGTGATATAAAAATAGATGAATCTATTACTGTAAGCAATGTTTCTATTAATGGAGATAGAAGATACTATATAGAATTTTTAGGCAGTAAGAAATTATGTAATTTATCAGTAAGTGAAAAAATAGGTAATCCTATTATGTGTAATATAGGTAATTATTTTATACAAGCATATAATGATTCAACTAATATATTATTATCTATCAATAAAATAAATACAAATGATACTACTACTGATACTTTTACTGATTTAGTTATATATGAAGAAGAAGTTAAATATTTAGATAATAAATATTTAGAAACTGATTTAGTGCTACAAAATAGTATAAGTTTAGGAAGAGTAGGAAATATAGGAAAAGGAAGTAGTGCAGTAGGTGGTAGTGTAACTGCTTCAGGTATGGGTTCACATGCAGAAGGGGTTTTTACAATTGCTTCAGGTGATACTTCTCATGCAGAAGGTGAATCTACGACAGCATCAGGTATGAGTTCTCATACAGAAGGTAATTCTACAACTGCATCAGGTAAATATGCACATGCTGAGGGTGATACTACAACTGCTTCAGGTGATTATGGTTCCCATGCAGAAGGTTCTAATACAATAGCTAGCGGTGTTGGTTCACATGCAGAAGGTAATTGTACAACAGCTTCAGCATATTATTCGCATGCCGAAGGTGATAGTACAACAGCTTCAGGAGAAAATTCTCACGCAGAAGGTAAATATACAACAGCATCTGGTACTTCTTCGCATGCAGAAGGTAATTGTACAACAGCTTCAGGAGAAAATTCTCACGCAGAAGGTGCTAGTACTATTGCTTCTTCTCAAAACCAACATGTACAAGGTAAGTACAATATAGAAGATACTAATAATAAATATGCTCATATAGTAGGTAATGGTGAAGATGGTAAAAATTCTAATGCTCATACATTAGATTGGGAAGGTAATGCATGGTTTGCAGGTAAATTAACACAAGAAGGTACTCCTACTGAGGGTAAAGATTTAACTACTAAGAAATATGTAGATGATAAAGTTTCTAATTTACCTCAATTTAGTTTTAATGATATAGGTGAATTAGTTGTAACAATAAATGGAGTTAGTAAAACTTTTGTACCTAAAAATGTATAATTAAGGATAGGGGGAATATTTATGGATACAGAAATAATTATAGCAGTACTCGCATTAGTAGGAACCTTAGCCGGTTCATATTTTAGTAACAATAAACATACCGCTGTCATGGACGAAAAGATTAAAGATTTAAAGAAAGACATAGCAGTTTTGTCAGACAGAGTAGATCGTCATAATAATCTTGTAGAAAGAATGGCGATTGTTGAGGAACATATTAAAATGAGTGATAAAAATAAAAATAATAAAGAAGGAGATTGATAGTATGGATTTAAGTTTTATAAGTGAATATGCAGTACCAGTAATAGTTGGTATATGTTTGTGTGTGGGATATGTTATTAAAACTAGTTTCTCTAGTATAAATAATAAGTATATCCCTTTAATTATGGCTATTTTAGGGGTACTATTAAATATATGGATAACTCTTACAATAAACCCAGGAGTGTTATTAGGTGGTTTATTTAGTGGTTTGGCATCCACAGGATTACACCAAGTATTTAAAGAATTATTAGAAAGTGAAGAAAAATAAAAGGGAGATGATTTTATGTCATATTTAGTTGGTATAGATGCAGGTCATGGTATGCATACAGAAGGTAAAAGAACACCTAAACTTATTGCTGATATTAAAGTTGATGGTAAGGTAGTTAAAAAGAAAGGTGAAATAATACACGAAAACGAATGGAATAGAGCAGTAGCGAGATATTTAGCTGCTGCTTTAGAAAGATGTGGTATAGATCATTTTTACACTGCCGATATGACAGGAAAAACAGATGTGCCTTTACGTACAAGAGCCGCTAGAGCAAATAATAAGAAATGTGATATTCTAGTAAGTTGTCATTATAATGCTTTTGGTATGTGTTCAAGTTTCATAAATAGAAAAGGTGGACTTCTTGTACTTAGAACTAAAAACTGCTCAAGTAAGTCTATCAAATTAGGCAAACTAGCAGCTAAACATTTAGCAAACGATATTGATTACGCATATTCTTATGGATTAAGAAGGGATGTAGATATTAGCGGATTTACATTAGCAATACTTAGACAAACAGATATGCCTGCTATATTAATCGAGTATGGATTTATGGATGTTTGGGCTGAGGCTAAGTTAATGCCTGTTCCAAGTCGTCAAAAGAAATGTGCAGAGGCTACTTGTAAAGCTATTTGTGAATATTTTGGTGTTACTTATAAAAAACCAGATAAAGAACCAAGTAAAGAACCAGCAACTGAACCAAGTAAATATACTACTGGAGTATATAGAGTGACTACTGACGATTTAAATGTCAGAAAAGGCCCGGGGGTAAAATTTGAAAAAACAAATGAAGTCCATAAGGGTGACGCATTCACAATAACAAAAATAGATGGTAATTGGGGACATTTAAAATCTGGTGCAGGTTGGATAAATCTTAACTATACAGAGAAAGTAAAATAATACTCTACTCTACTCTGCTTTACTCTATTTAAAAAGGGCGTATACGTTTTTGTATGCGTCCTTTTAACATATTCTTTTAATTTTTCGTACGTCTATGTACCCCTCCTAATTGGGTAAGACATAAAATATAGAGTTTTATGTTTTAGTTCTCTGAGGCTCTATTTTCGATTCTAAGCGTTTTTGGTCAGTATTATGTCAGTAAAATACGCGTTTTTTACATCTTATATTATGAAAGAAAAACTATATTTTTAAAGGAGTGTTTTATATGAAAAAATTATTAGGAATAACAATAGCAATGATGCTAGGAATTAGTATGATAGGATGTGAAAGTACTGAAGAAAACAATGCTAAAGTAGAAAAACCTGAAGTTAAACAAGATGAACAAGTTGAAGTTAAAGAATCTGAAACTGAAAAAGAAAAAGTTGTACCTGAATTTGATAAGAAAGAATTAAAACATTATTTAACAACTAATTTATCAGAGGAAGAATACGATAAATATTTTAACAGTATTAAAGATGACGAAAACGGATACTATGGACGTCGAGTTATTGAATTTGATGGTTGTATACTAGATGCACAATTAAGAGAAGGATACGACACAAGATTTGAAATGCTAATGGCAGCAGGAGACTATAGTGAAGACGAAATAAATGGTCCATATATTAAAGTTAAAGATATAGCAGGAACAGAATTAGGAAATTTAGTATTTGGAAAATGTAACGTAAAAGTTAAAGCAACAATAGATAAATACGATAGTGAACAAGGTTATCTAATGATAGACATATTAGAAATCGAAGCTAGATAAGACTAGCCCCTTCTGGGGCTTTTCTTTTTGCGCGAAAATATCATACCCCTTTATGAAAGAAAACTATATTTAAGGGAGAGGTTAGGTATGGATGAAATGAAATTAAATTTAGGTTCAAAATTTATGAGAAAGATGGTTTCAAAATTAATAAGCAAATATTTAAGCAAACAAATTGGAAGTAAAGTAACTTTAGATTTGAACGCATTAAATATACGCTTTGATGATGGTGACACTGTTATAAAAACAGATTTAGAACTTAGAATGGATAAACATGAATTCAGAAGACTAATGAAGAAAATAGATATAGATGAATTCTAGAGTATTAGCCCTATCAAGGGCTTTTACTTTTGCGCGAAAAATACAACGTCTATTATGAAAAGGAGTTGATATTATGAAAATATTAATAGGTTGTACTTTAATCGTTATAGGTAGTGTAAGAATAATAAAAACTATAAAGGATATAAGAAACGACAAAGAAGGTATATTCATAAATGTTAATGACGTTAAATAAGTATTAGTCCTATCAAGGACTTTTACTTTTGCGCGAGAAATGCATATCCCTTTATGAAGTAAAATGTTTATTGTGCTATTTATAGCGTCAAGGCACGGTTGTGTCGGCATTTTATTTTTTACTTTTGCGCGACAAATACATGCTCCTTTATGAAGAGAGTATAAATAGTAGATTATATATTAGGTGTGGTTAATATATGATTACGATATTTTAGATATATGAGAGTTTCGTACGACCGCCAGTAATGGTACCCCGAGTAGCTCATATATTAGTCACGAAATATCAACTAATACATACTCTCTTATGAAATATATTTATTAGGAGGAATTATTATGAAAGAAAATAGAAAAGTTAAAAATTTTATACGAGAACATAAAACAGAAATCATAATTGGAGCTGGCGTAGTAGTATCTGCAGGATTAATGTTTAAGTTAAAATCTGTGGCAGACGTTGCTATGAATAGCCTAAATCGAGAAGAAAGAAGAGCGTTATTCGAAATAAAAGAAATAACTGAATCTATAGAAAGATTAGACAAAAATGCCCCGATAAATAAATTTGACAGAATACCTAGAAAATTAAAACGTATCGAAGAATTAAAAGTAGATTTATCAATGATAAGAAAAGATAAGAAAAAAGTCAAAATATTATAATGACGCCCCTTCGGGGGCTTTTACTTTTGCGCGAAAATTACAACGCCTATTATGAGAGACAGAGGTGTCTCTACCCCCTTTTTAATTAATTGGAGCCTGAGCGGACATGGGCTCCTCTTTTTTCTTTTGGACATATTTGGAAAAATATGGTATTATTTATTTAAGATTGGAGTTACGTAAGATGAAAAAAATAGTGTATCAAAAGGACATCGATAAAATGCCGAACCGAGACCGTGGCAATATACTATTAAAAGAGGGATGGCATTTCAAACGGTTATATTCAGAAGCAGAAACGGACAGAGAACAAAATGCATATTTTTGCATGTTGCGAATATTTATGCAAATGGCAGCTTATGATTTTGGTTTTAATAACGAGTATGACATGTACTCATATTTAGATGATAAAGGAGAAGATGAAGTATGATGAATGATGTAATTTTAGGTTTAATCTGTTTTGTATTAGGATTCATATTTGCACGTTGGCGTGTTACTAACAAATATTATCTTGGCAAAATGAAAGTTGATTACACAGATCCAATGAAAGATATTTATAGTATGCAAGTTGAAGATTTCAATAAAATAGATAAATCCAAGTATGTATTGTTTAAAGTTGAACGTACGCAAAAATAACAATGCCTATTATGAGAATAAAGATAAAGGAGATGGGTTTATGAATAAAGATAATAAGGTGTTATTGGAGAAAGTAATAAACGATCGTCTTAACAAAGCGTTAGAGGATAATGATGATTCTAGCACAAACTTTGACGAAGCTATGGCGGCAATCGATAGACAAAAAGATTTAGACTCTGATAAAAGAGATAAAATAATCAAACTTGTCGAAATCGGAGCGGCTGTAATAGTTACGCCAATTATTGAGGCTAAGTGTAGAAAAGTATTCGCTGAAATGATTTGTTCATTCGAGAAAGATTATACTTTTACAACAACTGCCGGAAAGGCTTTATCTAAATTATTTAGACTTTAAATAGATTTTCAAGCTCAAGGTTATGGTAACATAGCCTTTGAGTTTTCCACGCGAAATTTACAAGCACTATTATGAGAGAAAGAAAACAGTATAAGGAGCGCCAGTAATGGAATTGCTTACTGCTAAAGTCTTTTTCTTTTATTTTTCGAAAGGAGTGGTAATATGAATTTAACTCAAATAGCATCTAAGACACAACATTATACAAAAAAGAACGCATCAACTATATTAACTTGCTTAGGAGCTTTAGGAGTTGTAGGAACGACACTGTCAGCCATTAAAGCAACTCCGAAAGCTATAGAATTATTAGACAATGAAGAAGATATGAAGATAGAACGAGACGGCCAATATCTTACAAATTTTGAAAAAGCACTTGTTGTAGCGCCTGTATATTTTCCAACTATATTATTTGGTACAGCTACAATAATATGTATATTTGGAGCAAACACATTGAACAAAAAGAAACAAGCAGCTCTTACAAGTGCTTACGCATATTTGAATTCATCTTTCAACGAATATAAAGACAAAGTTAAAGCTATATACGGTGAAGATGGAGAAAAGAGAGTTCGAGAAGAAATAGCAAAGGATAAATATATTCAACAATCTATGCCGGAATCTGATAAAGATATATTGTTCTTTGATGAATACTCAGGACGATATTTTGAGTCAACATTATTTAATTTACAAAATGCTGTCTATAAATTAAATAGGACTTTCGCATTAGAAGGTTATACTAATCTAAATGAATTTTATAGATATATAGATTTGCCAGAAACTGAATACGGTAACGTGTTAGGTTGGTCAGGATTAAAATGTTGGGAAGTATGTAACTACGCTTGGATTGAAATTAAATGGGAAGATATGGAATTACCAGATGGTTTGGTAGCACAAGCAATACGTTTCACTATACCGCCTGAAGAAGGTTATGAAGAATGGTAAGTACGCAAAAATTACAACGTATATTATGAGAAGATTATATTTAAAGGAGATGGGTTTATGAAAACTAAAATTGATACAACTACATTATTATCTATAGGAGCTACTGTACTAACTATAGCAGCAACGTTAGTTGGACAGAAATCTAATGATAAGCAAATGCAAAAAGCGGTTCAAGAAGAAGTAGCCAAAGCTCTTGAAAATATGAGCAAATTAAGTGAATAATAAAAGAAGTACGGGTCTTACATAGACTTGTACTTTTTATTTTGAGGAGGGTAATTATGGATATTAAAAATTTATGTAATGATATAAAAGGTAAAGCAACAAAACATAGTCCTGAAATATTAATTGGGGTAGGTATAGCAGGAATGTTTAGTTCTGTTGTAATGGCGGTAAAAGCAACACCTAAAGTATATTCTGCAATAGAAAAAGAAAAAGAAATAAGAAGACTTGAAGAAGAACCAGAATTAACTAAAGTTGATATTTTAAAAATGTCTTGGAAATCATATTTGCCAGCAACAATTATGTTTGGTTTATCAACAACTTGTATTATAGGAGCAAATAATGTTAACGCAAAAAGAAATGCTGTATTAACTACAGCTTGTCATGTTTCAGAAAGAGCTTTATCTGAATATAGAAACAAAGTTGTAGAAGTTATTGGCGAAGAAAAAGAAAAAGAAGTACGTGACAAAGTATCTAAAGATAGAATGACAAAAGATCCGATATCAAACAACACGATTATATTCTCTAAAGGCGAAACTTTATGTTATGACACTATGTCTGGAAGATATTTTAACTCTGATGTAGATAGAATAAAGAAAGCTGAGAACGAATTGAATCATATTTTATTAACTGGCGACTATTGTTCATTAAATGAATTTTATGACATGTTAGATATACCAGCTACTGAAATGGGGACTGCTATAGGATGGAACGTTAAAAATGGTATGGTAGAAATATATTTCAGTGCACAAATAGCAGACAATGGTCAACCTTGTGTGGTTGTTAATTATGATATTCAACCAACTTACAATTTTGATAAATCTTTTTAAGTACGCGAAAATTACAACGTCTATTATGAAAAGAATATAAATTTTAGGAGGTAATATTATGGAACAAAACTTAACTTATAAAATGGATGAAAATGGTGTAGTGGAAGATATTGTCGATGAAAATGGACAATCTGTAATGGGAACTTTTGACGAAGTTGAAGCCGAAGAAAAAGAAGATTCTAATGTCAATGTAATGGCAATTGGAGCTGGAATTGTAGCGGTTGCAGGACTAGCAATGCTAGCACGCAAACCTATAAAGAAAGTATTCAAAGCTACTATGGCAGGAATTAGAACTTTCAAAGCTGAGATGAAACAAAGTGACGATGAAGGATTAGACACTGACGGAGATGTTATCGAAGCTGAAGTTGAATCTGAAGAAGTATAATTAGTGACATAATTATATCTATAAATGATGTATGACTTTAAAAGAGAGAGCAATTTAAACGATTACTTTCTCTTTTGCTTTTGTTTTTATAAAAAATATATTTATAAAGGAGCGTTAATTATGAAAAATGTTATAGGCGAAGAATACAAATCAAATTCTCACAAATCTAAAGGTGAAGTTAGAAAAGAAGATAAGAAGATAGAAAAAGTAGCAACTGGCAAAGTGAAAACTAAAAAGAAGTCAGGAGCTAACAAGCTTTCTGAGGTATTTGTAACGGAAGATATTTCAAGCGTAAAAGATTATATTTTATATGATGTATTATTACCAGCAGCAAAGAAGACATTATCTGAAATAGTATCAAATGGTATTGATATGTTGTTATATGGTGAAACAAAATCTAAGAGTAAATCAAGAGGAAGTAAGGTATCATATAGCAAATATTATGATGATAGAGAAGACGATTATAGAAGAAGTTCTAGAAGAAGAGCTGTAGGTTATGATTATGAAGACGTTATATTAGAATCTAGAAGAGAGGCTGAAGAAGTATTAAATAGGATGGAAGACTTAATAGATTCATATGGTGTTGTAAGTGTTGCTGATTTATATGACTTAGTTGGTATATCTGGAAAATACACAGACAATAAGTACGGATGGACTAATCTAAGAGATGCTGATATAGAAAGAACTAGAGACGGATATTTATTAGTATTTCCTAGAGTAAAACCATTATAAGGAGGTATATTTATGATAATAGTAGATGGACTTATAGCTTTATTTTTAAATGCCAATTTTGAAAAAATATTACCGATTCTTGGAATAACATGTTTAATTACATTTCTAAGATTATCTATGAAAATATCACATTTTATAGATAAGCTATATTATGTAGCTAGCTTAGAAGAAAAAGAAGATAATTTTAATAAGGAGATGAAATAATATGAAAAATATTAAAAATAAATTAATGGTGACTTATAGAAAAACTGAAATGAAAGTTAGAAAACATTCACCTGAAATATTAGCAGGTGTTGGAGTTGTTGGTGTAGTAGGAAGTTTTGTAATGGCTTGTAAAGCAACAACAAAATTAAATGATATTTTAGATGAATCAAAAGAACAATTGGATAAAATAAAAGAAGTAGTAGCTGATCCAGCATATTCTGATAAATATAATGAGCATGATGCTAAGAGTGATACAACTATAACATACGTACAAACAGGTATGAAAATAGCAAAATTATATGCACCTTCAGTTATATTATGTGCAAGTTCATTAGGATGTTTATTAGCATCAAATAATATATTAAGAAAAAGAAATGCAGCTTTAACAGCAGCTTATGCTACAATAGATAAATCATTCAAAGAATATAGAAAAAGAGTATCTGAAAGATTTGGTGAAGAAGTAGAAAAAGAAATAAGATACAACATCAAAGCTAAAGAAATAACTACAGTCGATGATGATGGAAATGAAGTAAAAGAAACTGTCAAAGAAGTAGAAGTTGACCCTAATAGTCCAGAAAGTTATAGTGACTATGCAAGATTCTTTGATGAAAGTTGTGCAGCTTGGCAAAACGATGCTGAATACAATTTAACATTCTTAAAAGCTCAACAACAATATGCAAATGATTTATTAAAAGCAAGAGGTAGATTGTTCCTAAATGAAGTTTATAGAATGTTAGGTATTGATGAAACTAAAGCAGGGCAAGTAGTTGGTTGGGTATATAATCCAGATAATCCAACAGGAGATAACTTTGTAGATTTCGGTATATATAATATGCAAAGAGATAGAGTTAGAGCATTTGTAAACGGATATGAACCAAACATATTATTAGACTTCAACGTTGACGGAGTTATATGGGATTTAGCTTGGTGAGATGAAATGGACAACTTAGGTACTGACAGTATATTCGGTGATTAAATTATATTTGTAAAGGAGAGGTTATTTATGAAGAAATCTAATTATATTTCTATAGCAACTGGTTTAGTAGGAGTATGTATAGGAGCTGCAGTAACTGCTATAGCATGCAAGAAAATAGTAGAGAAAGAAGTAAAAAACGCAGTTGATGAAAAAGTTAAAGATACAATAAAAGGTAATATCGACACAGAAAAATTAAACAAAGAAATAATAGACGAAACTGCTAGTAAAATAGAAAAAAATATAAAAGTTTCAAATGATAATATAGATAAAAAATTAAATAACTTCAACGAAAGAATAGCTACTATGGAAGATATTGATGCTAAAAAAATAGACCTTGCTAAAACTGGTATATTGGCAATAGTAACCATAGTTACAACATTAATAACTTCATATTATAAAAACCGTAATAATGTAGATGAAAATGCATTGATAAAGGTATTAAAACATATAGATGATGTTGGAAATAGTAATTTTAGTGAATTTGAAAAACGTTTATGCGTATTGGAGGCGAAATAATATGAGCAAAAAATTTGTTGCTGTTGAATTATATAATTCCTATAAAAAACAAAACGGTAATGCTAAAAATGCAGATGTTAAACGTTTTATAAAATTACTAGAAGCTGGATTAAGCCATCCTACTATACGTAATAGTTTTTATATTATAGCAGGTGGTGTAGCGATAAGTTATATATTAAAGGAATTACCTGAAATTATAAAAGCGTTGAAAGATAACGAAATAGAAGTTGTAGAGATATAAGATAATAAAGAAAAAGGAGAGGTTATTTATGAAACTATTTAAAGGTTTATGCATATTTGCAGCCGGCGCTTTAGCTGGCGCTGCAGTTGCAGCAAGAGTAGTAAGAGAAAAATATCAACAAGAAGCAGAAGAAGAAATAGCTGAAATGAGAGATTATTATAGAGAACTTAGAAAAAATGCTAAGACTCCAGATGAAAATAAAATGTTAGAAGAAGATGAAAATAACAAAGAAGACAAAGAAGTTAAAGAAGATAGTAAAAATGAATATGATGAAATAGTGAAAGGTTACACAAATTATACACAATATAATGATATTGAAACTAAAGAAAATAAAAAAGAAGTAAAAGAAGAAAGAACTAATTATGAGCCTTTTATCATAGATGTTGAAGAGTTCGGTGAAGACCCTACTTATGACACAGCAACATTAACATATTACAAAGATAAAGTATTAACAAATGATCTTGATGATGTAATAGATTATAGTGTTGCAGGGGAAGAAAACTTAAAGATATTTGATGAACATCCGGATTGTAAAGCTATATATGTCAGAGATGATATTTACATGGTTGATTATGAAATAATAAGAGATCCATATCAATACGATGAATATGACGATTTCCCTGATAAAAAGCCTCATCAATTATAGTTCAGAAGGGAGGTTATTATGATTGACAATTATATTTTAAACGACTACTTTGATTGGTTATATTCTTTGGTAAACAAAATACGATATTCAAGACGTTCATATAAAAAGTTATTAAGATTATTACACAGTATGACATTTACATATGAAGATGATTTCGATTCTAACCGTGCGGCCGACGGTGAAGAATTGAGATGGAGATATGTATATGAAGGTGGAGGAAATAAAGATATTTTAGAATGGGAAGAACCGTGCACAGTTCTCGAAATGATGATAGCTTTATGTTTCCATATGAATAATATAATGGAAAACTCTGATGATGAATATACAGTAGCATATTGGTTCTGGATGATGATATCTAATCTGGAACTAGACGGAATGAATGATAGTAAATTTAATACAGCAAAAGTTAAAGATAGTATATTTAGATTTATGAATAGAGAGTATGAACCAGACGGAAAAGGAAACATCATAAGAATCGAAAATTGTAAATCTGATTTAAGAGATGTTGAAATTTGGTGGCAGATGTGTTGGTTTTTAGATAGTATTACTTAGAAAGGAGACACTATGTAATGTTAGATTTTTTAATGATATCTACAAGAAGTACAAAACGTGGTGTCATTGAAATATATCCTAAATTTATAATCAAGAAAAGTTCTGACTTAATGATAAGAGGTGGAGACTTCTATGCCATATGGGTTGAAGAACGCGGACTATGGTCTACAGATGAGCAAGACGCATTATCTATAATAGATAAATATTTGGATAAATACGCAGAAGAAAATAAAGGTAAGTTTGAAGGACATGTTAGAATTATGCATATGTGGGATGCGGAATCAGGAATGATAGATACATGGCACAAATACTGTCAAAAGCAAATGAGAGATTCGTTTCATCAGCTTGACGATAAACTTATATTTTCAAATACGAAAGTATCAAAGAAAGATTACTCTAGCAAGAGATTACCATATCCTTTGGAGAAAGGTAACGTAACAGCATGGGATAAACTTATATCAACGTTATATTCTCCAGAGGAACGTCATAAGATTGAATGGTCTATAGGAGCTATAGTCACAGGCGATTCAAAACATATTCAAAAATTTATGGTGTTTTATGGTTCAGCAGGTACAGGTAAATCTACTATATTAAATGTTATTCAAAAATTATTCGAAGGATATTATTCTGTATTTGATGCTAGAGCATTAGGTTCAAGCAGTAACTCATTTGCTTTGGAATCATTTAAAACCAACCCACTTGTAGCTATTCAACATGACGGTGATTTATCTAGGATAGAAGATAACACAAGATTAAACAGTCTTGTTTCACACGAGTTAATGACTGTAAATGAAAAATTCAAAGCCGCATATTCTAATAGATTCAATGCTTTCTTATATATGGGTACAAACAAACCAGTAAAAATCACAGATGCCAAATCAGGTTTGATAAGAAGGCTTATAGATGTAACTCCGTCTGGAAATAAATTGACTAAACGTGAATATGATGACGTTACAAAACGTATAGATTTCGAATTAGGCGCCATAGCAAAATACTGTGAAGATATTTATCGTAAGGACCCGGGAGCTTATGATGATTATGTACCAGTATCAATGTTAGGCGCTTCAAATGATTTCTATAACTTTGTTCTTGATAGTTATTTTACTTTCAAAGAACAAGAAGATGTACCGCTTAAGAGTGCATGGGAATTATATAAAACTTATTGTGACGAAGCGAATGTACCATATCCATTCAGCAAAAGGATATTTAAAGAAGAACTTAAAAATTATTTTAGAGATTATAAAGATAGATATACTAAAAATGATACTAGAATGAGAAGTGTTTATATTGGATTCAGAGCAGATAAATTTGAAGACGAGGAAAAAGAAGAAGTACAAACACCTAAAATAAAACTTATAGAATTTAATTCCACAGAATCTATATTTGATAAAGATTGTGGTAAATATCCAGCTCAATACGCAACCTCAAAAGGAACTCCATCTAAGAAATGGGACAATGTTACTACAACATTAGATGATATTAATACTAAAGAACTACATTACGTAAAAGTTCCTGAGAATCATATAGTTATAGATTTTGATATTCCAGATGAAAATGGTGAGAAATCATTAGAACGAAATGTCGAAGAGGCAAGCAAATGGCCTCCAACTTATGCTGAGTTCAGTAAAAGTGGAAAAGGGGTTCATTTGCATTATATTTATACGGGAGATCCGAAAAAATTAAGTGCTATATATGCAGACCATATTGAGGTTAAGGTATATTCTGGAAAGAGTTCATTAAGACGTAAATTAACTAAATGTAACAATTTACCTATAGCAACAATTAGTTCAGGATTACCATTGAAAGGAGAAGATAAAGTGGTTAATTTTGAAGCGATTAAAACTGAGAAAGGTATTAGGACTTTAATTAAAAAGAACATGAAAAAAGAAATACATCCAGGAACTAAACCGAGTATCGATTTTATATATAAGATTTTAGATGACGCTTATAAAAGTGATTTAAAATACGACGTAAGCGACATGAAACCTGCTGTATTATCATTTGCAGCATCTAGTACACATCAAGCAGATTATTGTATTAAGTTAGTCAATAAGATGCAGTTCAAATCAGAAGAACCATCATTACCAGTTGGTTCCCGACCAGAAGATCAAATAGTATTTTACGACATTGAGATATTTCCAAATTTATTTTTAGTCAATTGGAAGTACGATGGAGAAGACAAACCAGTTGTTAGAATGATAAATCCAAAACCGGCTGAGATAGAAGAATTAATTAAGTATAAACTTGTAGGATTTAACTGTAGACGATACGACAACCATATGTTATATGCAAGACTTATGGGATACAACAATCAACAGTTATTTAACTTATCACAAAAAATAATAAATGAAGGTAAAGGATTCTTTGGAGAGGCATACAACATATCTTATACTGATGTATACGACTTTGCAGCTAAGAAACAATCCCTTAAAAAATGGGAAATTGAATTAGGTATACACCATCAAGAATTAGGATTACCATGGGATAAACCAGTGCCTGAAGAACTATGGACACAAGTAGCAGAATATTGTGATAATGATGTTATTGCAACTGAGGCAGTATTCCATAAATTAAAAGGTGACTTCACAGCAAGAGAGATATTAGCAGACTTAGCAGGTATGTCCGTTAATGATACAACTAATACATTAACTACAAGAATTATATTTGGTAAAGAAAGACATCCTAATCTAGTTTACACAGACTTAGCGACAGGAAAGCAATATTATTAGGAGGTTTAATTATGCGAAATAAATTTATGCGATTTTTAAGATATATTTTCATAGTTAATTCGCCTAGTAAAAATTTATAATACGCGAAAAACACAATGTCTATTATGAGAGAAGAGAAATGTAGTGTAATAAAAGCAATAACTGGACTGGTGAGCTTTACACTAAGTATGGTAAACGGCCATGAATTGACATGGGGCCTATGAGAAGGGTAACAACCTTGAGATAGGGGTATTGAGACAGTGAGACATATATCTTCTCTCTTCTTTTTGCGCAATAAATACATACTCTATTATGAATAAATATTATTTAAGGAGATGTTATTTATGAAAGAAAAGAAAAATATATTAGAAAAAGTTAAGGAAAATAAATGGAAAATATTAACAGGAGTATGTTTTACAACTACTGTAGCGTTGGGAGCTATGTATGGCATGGAAACAAAGAAAAACAAACAAGCTAATGATACTGCAAATTTAGTAAAACGCGTTGTTGGTGGACCATTAATTGACCGACTTATAACTAATGAAGAGCTTAAACTTAGCAGAGAAAATAATAAAATAAATAATATATTATCAAACGAAATGACAAAAGCAACAGAAATAGTATTAAAAGAACATTATACTAAAAGACAAAATATAATAGAAACAATATCTGACTTTGTAAAAGTTAGAGAAGCATTGAAATAATGTATAGCATAAGAGGATTTAAACAAGTCCTCTTATGTTTTTAGTACGCAAAAATCACATCGTCTTTAATGAAGGAGTGATTAAAATGTTAAAAAGTTTATGGAAGATTGCAATACTTACAGTAGATCCTAAATTAAGAAGATATGTTAAAGGATTTACAAAAAATAATAATCCGACAGAAGCTTTATATTTTAAGCATATGTATAAAATAAGATATGACGAAATAGTGAAACGTATAGATAAAAGAGCTTGATATTTTCAGGCTTTTTTATTTCCACGCGAAAAATACAACGTCTATTATGAGAGAAAGATAACGTAGCTCAACGGTAGAGCAACGCCATTCCCGGCGTGTGTTGTTGGTTCGAATCCAACCGTGTCTTTTTCTTTTCATTTTTTCAAAGGGAGAGGATATTTATGAGTGAACAATTTGAATGTCAAGCATTTCCAGAATACTGGAACACATTAACTAAAATAGAGTTTTTACAAAGAAAGATAATATTAAATTCAGTGGCATATTATGTGTATGACCAATCACCATTAACTGATTCTTTTTATGACGGCATATGTAGACAACTAGTTGTATTACAAGAAGAATACAATAAAGAAGGTGGTGATTTTGTAAAAGATAGTAGATTCGGTTATGCATTTTATGATTTCGATGGATCTACAGGGTTCCATTTATATAATAGATTAAAACCTAGTGATAAATATTATATAGATATAATGGGTAGAGTTAAATTTTCTAAAGAATACAACAGAGGAAAAAATGGTTATAAACACTTTTAGAAAGGAGTGATTAAATGGACATTATAAATGCTTTCCCCGGTTATGAGTTTGTCGACGGGAAAAATATATATCGTGGAACAGATGTTGGAAAAGGCGGATATGTTTATGCCGAACCAGGAATGTATGGCAATATTGCACTATTGGATGTTGCTTCTATGCATCCCCATTCTGCTATAAATCTTAATGCCTTTGGCGAATATACACAACATTTTAAGGATCTTGTTGATGCACGTATAGCTATTAAAAGGAAAGACTTTGATAAAGCTAGAAAAATGTTTGGCGGAAAACTTGCTCCTTATTTAGATGATGAAACAACAGCTAAGAATCTGACACAAGCATTGAAAATAGCTATAAATTCAGTGTATGGTTTAACCTCAGCGAACTTCGATAATCCTTTTAGAGATATCAGAAATAAAAACAATATAATTGCTCTAAGAGGAGCTTTATTTATGAGAACGCTTCAAGACGAAGTTCAAAAAAGAGGTTTTAAAGTAGCACATATTAAAACAGACTCTATAAAAATTCCTGATGCAACACCTGAAATAATAGAGTTTGTAATGGACTTCGGAAGACAATACGGATATGAATTTGAGCACGAGGCGACTTATGATAGAATGTGTTTAGTAAATGATGCTGTATATATTGCTAAGTATGATAATGGAGAATGGACTGCCACAGGAACTCAATTTCAAATACCATATGTATTTAAGAAGTTATTTTCTAAAGAGGATATATTATTTGATGACTTATGTGAAACAAAATCTGTAACTTCAAGTTTATATTTAGATATGAATGAGAATTTACCAGATGTATCTAGTTTAGAAAAAGAGTTAAATAAAGTTTTGAAAAATTCCCCAGGGGATGAAAATTTGATAAACAATTTAAAAGAAGAAATAGCAAAAGGACATAATTATAGATTCATAGGAAAAGTTGGCCGTTTCTGCCCTATTAAACCAGGTTGTGGAGGCGGTTTATTAATGCGTGAAAAAGACGGTAAATATTATTCAGCTACTGGTGCAAAAGGATATCGTTGGCTTGAGGCAGAGATAGTATCATCTCTTGGTAGAACTGATGATATTGACGAAGGGCATTTTAAAGAAATGGCAGATGCCGCAATTGATACTATTAAAAAATACGGAGACTATGAGTGGTTTGTATCTGATGCACCATATACTCCACCTATATTTATAGAAGGTGAGTACGGTATGCATCCATTTTATGATGAAGATGTTCCATTTATAGGTCCGAGTGAATAGGTGATATTATGTATGAAATTATATTAAATTGTGTGATAGTTGTTGAGCTTATTTGGGTTATAGCCATGTTAATTGGTATTTATAAAAATAGATTATAAAAAGGAGATTGGTATATATGAATAAAAGATTAGATAATATAGTAGTGGAAAATGCGAGATTAATATTTAAAAACTTTGCAGGTGAAGAAAGTAAATTTAATAGAGCAGGAAATAGAAACTTCTGTGTAATACTTGACGGAGATTCAGCTGAGGATTTAAGACAAATGGGATGGAATGTTAAAGCTTTAAGACCAAGAGAAGATGAAGACGAACCAACATATTACTTACAAGTAACTGTAGCATTTGGAAATTTCCCACCTAAAGTTATAATGATATCTGGTAAAACAAAAACAGTGTTAGACGAAGAGTCAATAGACACTTTAGATTATGCTGAGATAGCAAATGTTGATTTAATAATAAGACCTTATCATTGGGAAGTTAATGGTAAAGAAGGTATTAAAGCATATTTAAAAACTATGTATGTAACAATCGAACAAGATGTATTCGCCGGAAAATATGATTGTCTAGATGATGAGGATTTGCCTTTCTAATGAAACTTAGAGATTATCAAATAGATGCTGTAAAAAATATGAAAAATGGATGTATCCTAAATGGAGGAGTGGGAAGTGGGAAATCTCTCACTTCTCTTTCATATTATTATTTAAAAAATTCCGGGGATGAAAAATTCCTAAAAGGTGGTAAATACGTACCAATGAGTGATCCACCTAAAGATTTATATATTATAACAACTGCCCGTAAAAGAGACACTCTTGAATGGGAAGGGGAATTAGCACCATTTTTATTATCAGTGCATGATGATAAAAACATATATTCTAATAAAGTTGTAATAGATTCATGGAATAATATTCAAAAGTATAAGGACGTTAAAAACTCATTCTTTATATTTGATGAACAGAGGGTTGTTGGCTCAGGAGCATGGGTTAAATCTTTCTTAAAGATAGCTAAATTTAATGAGTGGATATTGTTGTCAGCTACTCCTGGTGACACTTGGATGGATTATATTCCAGTTTTCTTAGCAAATGGATTCTACAAGAATAAGACAGAATTTATACGGGAACATGTTGTATATTCTAGATTCTGTAAATTTCCAAAAGTTGACAGATATATTAATACTGGAAGATTATTAAGATTTAGAAGGGAGATATTAATAGATATGGATTTCAAACGAGAAACCGTACAACATCATGAAGATATTTATGTCAAATACGATGTGAAAATGTATAAAGATGTTATGAAAAGACGCTGGGATATTTGGAAAGATGAACCTATTACAAATGCCAGTGGACTTTGTTATGCATTACGTAAAGTTGTAAATACGCATCAGTCCAGACTAGATGCATTATTAGATATATTTAGTAGACATAATAAAATTATTGTATTCTATAACTTTGATTACGAGCTTGAAATATTAAAAGATATTTACTATGGACGAGATGTTAAAGTTGCAGAATGGAATGGGCACAAACATGAGCCTATACCTAAATCTAAGAAATGGGTATATTTAGTTCAATACACAGCCGGAGCTGAAGGATGGAACTGTATAGAAACAGACACTATTGTATTTTTCAGTCAGAATTACAGTTATAAAATAATGCATCAATCAGCTGGAAGAATCGATAGACTTAACACTCCATTTAAACATTTATATTTTTACCATTTAAAAACACACTCTGGAATCGACTTAGCTATATCTAGAGCTATAAAAAGTAAAAAGAAATTTAACGAAAGAGCTTTTGCCGATTTTTAGTACGCATTAATTACAACTCCTATTATGAGAAGATAAATAGATTATAAGAAGGGTAGGGAAATTATAATCTGGTAAGTAATGCGAACTAGGCCGAGCGCCGCGGGAAACCGTCCCCCTCATGAGCTGAAACTGTCGCGACCGTATTACTTATCATCTTCTTTTTGCTTCGCTAAAATTACAATGACTCTTATGAGAATAATTTAATATTAGGAGGTATTGTTATGAAAAAAGATAAAGAAACTATAAAAATGGTAGAGGAAACTTTTGTAAGAAAACATGCTAAGAAAATATTAATAGCTGGAGCTATAGTAACAACTGCAGGTTTAATTTATATTACTAAGAAACACGGGATAGAATTAAACATTGTACAAAATAAATTAGCAGAAGCTAATGGTATAGCGCTTAGAAGTTTATACAGAGAAAAATCTGATGCCGAATTTGAAATAAAACAATTAACTGATTATATTAACAATTTAAATCCTGATATAAGAGTTAATAAAATAATAAATATTCCGGAAGCGGAAAAAAGAATACAAGAATTATACAAATTTATACGAGAAATCGATATAGACATTAATAAAATAAAAGGGTAGCCCTCATGGGCTATTCTTTTTGTTTTCGCGTTAAATACAAGTTATATTATGAGAAGAATAAAAGCTGATGTGGGTCTGGAACTGACCAGGTTAGCAATGTAACAGTTGTGAGGAACGTTCAGCATTAGAGTATATTGAATGGGTCTGGAACTGACCAGGTTAGCAATGTAACAGTTGTGAGAAACGTGTAGTTCGAGATATACTTCTTCTCATTTTATTTTTATTTTCCAAAGGAGATGATATGTTTGGATGAAAAATTAGTATTAATTGTAAATGGGAAACCAAGAGCAGGTAAAGATACATTTGCTATAATATTAAACAAATTACAAAAAGTTTATAAATATTCAATCATAGATAAAGTAAAAACAATAGCATTAGATTGCGGTTGGAAAGGTGGTAAAACCGAAAAAGATAGAAAATTCTTAGCGGATTTGAAACAACTTACAACTATATATAGTGATATGTCTTATAACGATGTTGCTGAGAAAGTAGATGCATTCTACAATGACGATATAAAGGAAAAAATTATGATTATAGATATGAGAGAACCTGACGATATAATAAGAGCTGTTTGCGAGTTCGATGCGATATCTATATTTATAAAAAATGACAACGTACCTGAGATAACTTCAAATGAAGCTGATGCGAATGTTGAAGATTGTTGGTACGACTATTATATTACAAATAATGGAACTATAGAAGAATTTGAAAAAATTGTAAAAGCGTTTTATTATAATATATTAATGAAATTATAGAAAGGGGAATGAATATGGCGGTAAGTAGAGAAATGTGGGTTGAAGATTGGTTAGGTAAAGATAATAAATTAGGATGTGATATTTGGCGTAAAAAATATCAACATGAAGGAGAAACTTTTCTAGAATGGTTAGATAGAGTTTCTAATGGAAATGAAGAACTTAAGAAAGATATTTTAGACAAAAAATTCTTATTCGGAGGAAGAATATTATCGAATAGAGGATTACAAAAAGAAGGACGAAAAGTAACATATTCTAATTGTTACGTTATAGAACCACCTGAAGATAATTTGGAATCTATATTTGATACTGCTAAGAAATTAGCAAGAACTTTCTCTTATGGTGGAGGTTGTGGGATTGATATTTCACAACTTGCACCTAGAGGAGCTGTTATAAACAATGCGGCTAAAGAGACAACAGGAGCTGTATCATTTATGGACTTATATAATTTAACAACAAGTTTGATAGGACAAAACGGAAGACGTGGAGCTTTAATGATATCTCTTGGTTGTAATCATCCAGACCTTGAAGAGTTCATAGATATTAAAACAGATTTAAATAAAATAACTAAAGCTAACATATCTATAAGAGTTACAGATGAATTTATGAGAGCAGTCGTTTTAGGAGAATATTACGATTTAACATTCGTTAGAGAAGAAACAGGAGAAGAAATAGTTAAGACTGTATTTGCTCCTACTATATTTAAAAAACTGTGTGCAAACAACTGGAACTATGGAGAACCAGGAATGTTGTACTGGGACTCTATAGAAAAATGGAATCTTCTTGCAGACGACTCTGAATTTAAATTTGCTGGTGTAAATCCTTGTGCTGAGGAGCCGCTTCCAGCTGGAGGAAGTTGCTTACTAGGTGCCATAAATTTATCTGCATTTGTTAAGAATGGTAAATTTGATTTCGATGATTTTGCTGAAACAGTAGCACGTGCAGTTAAAGCTTTGAATGAAGTTTTAGATGAAGGATTAGAATTACATCCGTTAGAAGAGCAAAGAGAATCAGTATCTGATTGGAGACAAATAGGACTTGGTATATTTGGATTGGCAGATATGCTTATAAAATTAGGAATAGAATACGGTAGCGCTGATTCCATAGTTTTATGCGATAAAATAGGGTTCATTATGGCGGATGTAGCAATAGGAACTTCTGCATATTTAGCTAGAGATTTTGGCCCATATAATAAATTTAAACCTGAAGTATTAGATAAGAATTTATATTTCATTGAAAATACAAGAGAAGAAACTAAAAGAGCTGTAAAACGTTTCGGATTAAGAAACTCTCAATTATTAACTATAGCTCCTACTGGAAGTATTTCTACAATGTTAGGAGTATCTGGAGGTATCGAACCTATATTTGATACAAGCTATACAAGAAAGACAGAAAGTTTACATGGGAAAGATCAATATTATGAAGTTTATACACCTATAGTAAAAGCATATTTAGATAGCAATGCAGTAATATACAACCTTACTACTGGCAAACCTGTACTTCCATCATATTTTGTTACAGCAAAAACAATTGATCCAATGAAAAGAGTAAAAATGCAAAGTATTTGGCAAAAACATATTGACGCATCTATATCTTCTACTGTAAATTTACCAGAATCAGCAACTATAGAAGATGTTCGTAAACTTTATATTTACGCTTGGAGAAACAAACTTAAAGGTTTAACTATATTTAGAGAAAACTGTGCTAGAGTTGGAGTATTAACAAGCGAAAAGAAAGAAGAACCAAAAGAGGAACCTGAAGTTAAGATAGAAGAAAAAGATATTTTACCAGAGAAAAAAGTATTTGACAAAATCAAGCCTATGACAAGATCCGATTTAGGAGGAAGATTAAATGGCGGGACATATGTTAAGAGAACAGCATGTGGAAAACTATATATAACAATTAATAGAGATGATAATGATAACTTAGTTGAAGTATTTATTGACCCAGGAAAATCAGGAGGTTGTGTAGCTAATGCAGAATCATTAGGACGTATGGCATCCACAATGCTTAGAGGTGGAATGGCAATAGAAAGTATAGTCGACTCTGTTAAAGGGGTTAAATGTTCAGCATGTACTCAAGCTAAAGGTAGTAAGAAAGTTATTGATGGGTTAAGTTGTGGTGATATTTTAGCTAGAACTATACAAGAAGAATACGATAGATTTAACAAATGTGAAGCATGTAGTAAAAAAGAAATTAAAGATGCAGTAAAAGAAAAAGATATTTTAAAAGAGCAATTCAAAGCCATGAAAAATCCAGAAAACTGGGTAGTTCCAAATAACACTTGTCCAGAGTGTGGAATGGAAATGACCAATGAAGGCGGATGCGTTACTTGCAAGAACTGCGGATATTCTAAATGTGATTAGGAGGTAATGTTATGTTAAGATTCTTATGGAGAGTATTGGAAATGGTAGTCGAAGTGTTTATTCATGCTGCAATTTTAGCATTTGCAATCTTGGCATTCCTTTTCTTAATGTTAGTTATGATATTTTAATACGCGAAAAAAACATATTCCTTTATGAAAAGAATATATAAAGGAGAGGTTATTATGATGGAATTAAGTTTAGTAAAAATGGTAAGTGAAAAAGAATTAGAAGAAGGTTTAGGACTTTATGAAAGAGCATTGAAAGCTAAAACAAAATTAGCTAGAAATACTTTATTAAGAAAGTCTGCCGACTTATTAGGATTTGACACTATAGCAGATTTATTAGATTTCTTTACTATATTATAACCTAATCGATATTGACTTAATTAAGGATGAACCTTACACGGGCTTGTCCTTTTTATTTTATGTTTATAGGAGGATTATTATGAACGGTAAATATTGTAAACTATTAGAACAGAGAACAGATTTAATAAAATTTATAAAAGAAAAAGAGTTAGAAAGAATAGAAACAGATTTATTTAATTTTAGTAAGTTAGCACCTCTTTATGAAATCCTAGAAAAAATAGATATGCAATTATTAAAGGAGGCGATGTAAGATGACATGTAGAAGAAAAACTAAAAAAGAAAGAGAACTAGTTGCAGATATTCACAAGCTATGCAATTTATATTGTAGTCAACATGAATGTTATGAATGTAAATATGGAACTTATCCTAACGAGGACTGTCCTAAAGCTTACGTTATTGATTTATTAGACAAGCATAGAGATTACGAAGAAGAGGAAGAAGAATAAAAAATTAAAAAGATATTTTCGAAAGGGAGGTAACAACTATGAGCAAGGAATATGACGAATATATAAAAGAACATTGTGCAAATGTTAGAAAAGGATTCTATTGGATTAAAAGAAGTTTGCCTGAAGTACTTATCGATATTCCTGGCGTTGATTACGAATTAAATATATTGCTTCATGACGATACAAAGTATAATAACGACGAATACGATGCATACGATGAATATTTCTATGGAAAGAAATCAAAGGATAGCGAAAAGAAAATGCGATACGCATTCCAATATCATATACATCAAAACCCTCACCATTGGCAACATTGGGTTCATTTGACAGATGACGGAAGACCTAGTGTTATAGCATTAGACATGCCTTATGAATATATTATCGAAATGATTTGTGACTGGTGGTCATTCAGTTGGAAATCCGGAGATGTGTTTGAGATATTTGACTGGTATGAAAATAACAAAAAGATTATGAAATTAAGTAAAAGAACAAGAGATACAGTGGAAGATATTTTAGACAAACTTGAAAAGAAATTAATTAAAGTTAGGGGACCTAGAAAATAATTAAGGGAGGTAATTAGTATGTCAAGTATTATATTTTGGGGAGCTGTCATTATTGGTGGCTCTTTTCTTTATATTGGTTTAGGAGGACAGCCTTCTAAAAAAGAAGAAAAAGAAAGAGAACAAAAAGAAGAGCTTCACTACGACAAAGAAACATATGAATATTTTTGTAAATTACCATTAGATGAACAAGAAAGATATTTTAATGAAAATCTAGACTTGAGATATTACAAAGATGATTCAACAGTAGGATTAACAAATGATAAATACTTGAATGCTAAACATGCTGAAGAAATATCAAGACGCACTGGTAAACCATTCACCGATAGATACAAAGTATATTAAAAAATTAGGGAGAGGTGTTTGATATGATTAATAAATTCTTAGATAACTATGAGTTTTATAAAGCTTATGAAGAGAATGGCCCATTTTCTAATGAGACTATAAGAAAGGCTGATAGATTTTTAGCAATCAAAAATAAGAAAAAGAAATCTAAAAGAAAACAAAGAATCACTGTTAATCAATTAAAGAAAAAAGAGGGGCGTGAATGTTATGAGAACGTGTAAAGTTAAACCAACATATTTTCAATGTGGAATGTGCCTTGACTATCAAATAGAAAGCTCTGTTGTAGCATTATGTCACCAATGTGAACCTGCCAATAAGAGATTTGACTTAGTATGCATGACCGATGAGTTTGCAATTGTTATGGATGAAAGGGGTGAAATGGAAAGAGTAGAAGTAGATAGAGTTCATGATATAAAAGAGGAGGAAGAATATTAATGAAGGTATTTATATCTTTACCAATGCATGGAAGAACTGATGAAGAAATTAAAAAAGAAATGAAAAGAGGTGTGGAATATTTAAAAAATTTTTATAAAAATGAAAAAGTTGAATTAATTGACACATTTATAGATTTAGGTGATGCTCCAAGATTAGCATATTTAGGTCGTTCTATACAGTTAATGGCTGATGCTGACTTGGTATTATTTATGCCAGGATGGAATGGAGCTGACGGATGTCTTGTTGAGCATTTGACAGCAATTAGATATGGAATAAGAACAATGTATTTTGTAGAGGAGGATAAATATGGCTGGATTTTTTAAGCGTCTTTTCTGTAAACATGAATATAGAATGGAAGAATATTTCTTCGGTGATATGAAAAATTACGGAAGAGGCGTTGGAGTATGTACAAAATGTGGAAAAAGAAAGGTGTTGAAATAATATGAAAATAGATAAATTTAAACATGCGGATAATTGGCAAGATGTTAAGGACGCAACTATGAATACAATAGGAAAAAATACAGGAGCATATCCTGATAGTAAATGGAAAAGACAATTGATATTATCAGAGCATTCACCAATAAGAAAATTAAAATTTGAATGGCGTTGGTATGATTTGAAATCATGGGTTTCAGTGCATTTTGTTAGACATAAATTTGGTATAGACCACTTTGTTAAAACTCAAAGAACTGACCGTACAGGAGTTAATAGAGATGATTTACCACAAGGTAGTTTAGTAAACCATGAAGTTGAAGCAAACGCACAAGCACTTATTAACATATCTAGAAAAAGATTATGTAGCTGCGCGTCTCCTGAAACTAGGGAGGCGTGGCAAGCTGTTAAGGACGAAGTAGCTAAGACTGAACCAGAATTAGCAAGCTGTATGGTTAGAGAATGTATTTATAGAGGTTTCTGTCCTGAGATGTTTGGTTGTGGTTATGATAAGACAAAAGAGTTTGAAGAAGAATTAAAGAAATATAGAGGAGTTGAATAGTATGTTTTCGATATTAGTAGCTCTTATATGCATCAATTGCGCCTTATGGAAAATAGCTAAAATTTTAGAAAGGAGATTAAAGTAATATGAAGTTCTATATTATTGAAAAAATATTCGAACTTTTGATAGTTTGTCTAATTATAATATTTACTTTAATAATATTGATAGAGGGTTAAAAGGGTGTAAATTATATAAATAAAGGGGAGAGAGGTTATGTTATATTACGATTTAAATAAATATCAAATACCAAAGGATTATACTTATAAGAGTTATATTAATGAGGCTGTTAGTAACATTAGAAAAGGGAACAACGCTGAGTATTATAAAGATACTTTATTTAGATTAACATATCCTGTTGCAGTATCAGAGCTAAACAAATACGCTAATATTGATGAAGTTACTGAGTTGTTACCTATAATGAGTATTTCATTTATGAAAACTGTTGAAAAATTTGATTGTAGCAAACAAAATAGCTCATTTATGAATTATTACAAAAGAACTATGCATAACGATATAATACTTGCTTATGATAAGCACCGAGAAACTAATGAGAAAACTAGGGAAGAAATTAAGAAACGTATAAAAACTATGGCATCTTTAGATTATCTTGTTAACATTAGTGCTGATGATGAGGTCCCTGTATATGCGCTTGTAAAGGATGACAAAGCTCGTATAGATGAAAAGGTATCATATGAAGAACTTGTTGATGTTATATTTGAAACTATTGATAAAATGTTCTCTGAATCACAACAAAAGAAAAAAGATATTTTCGTAAGTTACATTAATGCTTGTATTGCTGGTGAAAAAATGAATCAAAAGAAAGTGGCTAAAGAACTTGGTGTGACTGTAAGTTATGTATCTAAAATTGTAGTCAAGTATAAAAAAGTATTAAAAGATAAATTAAAAAGGAGAGGTTATGAATGTTAGGTAAAGTATTATTTTATGGTTTGCTATATTTTGTGGCTATAGGTTTGATAGTTATGTTCTTTATGGGAGCGCATGAAGACGAATTATAATGGTCAGTTTTATTTTTAAAAAGTGGGCAGTGGTCAGTTTTATTTGGCCATTCCCTATTTTTTTGCAAAAGTTTGGAAAAAAGTGGCCAAAAATGGCCAGAAAAAATGGCCAAAAGCCCACTTTTTTTGAAAAGTGGCCACCCCCTCAAACCCAGTGATTGCAACGGTTTCAGGGGTCTTGTGGCCAAAAACCCACTTTTTTCTCTTATTAATGTGAAAAAAAAATAATAAATATATATAGATAAGCGAAAAAAAGTGGCCTTTTGACCACAAACTATTTTTGGAGGGATAAGAATGAAAAAAGAAGAAATGTGTGTTAATTGTGTATTTTGTGAAATGAATAATGGAGTAGAGTATTGTGCTGTAACAGGAGGTATGGTCGAAACTGATGGATATTGTTTGTCTTTTAAAAAAGAAAAAGATGAATATAATGAATCTAAAGTATATATCGATCCATTAACAACTAGAGATGAAATGGCATGTATAACTGCTGAAATAAAGAGTGAAAGTTATCCAAAGCTATCTAGACTTATAGAATATTTGATGAAAGAATATTTAGTTAAAGATATACAAATAGAAAAAGTGTTAGAAGCAGGAGAAGAATTTTATAGAGCTAAATTAAAATATGAAGAATTTCCATTTTAGTTAGGAGAAGATATTATGGGAGATAGAAGTTTAATGCAATTTTTATTTATATGTATATGCATTATATTTTTGTGTTCACTTATAGTTGACTCAATTAAAAATAAAATGAACAAGTAGGAGGATATATTATGAACCTATGTGGTAATGAAGGATGTAAATGCAAACATGTTCAAATGTGTGCTTTATGCAAACACTATGACTGGAACTACGAAGTCTTAGATAATGATTTATATGCTGATCTTATGTGCAATTTAAAAAATGATGTTGTAAAAGGTTTTAACTATTGTGAAAATTTTGAATGCTTTAGATTGGAGGACAATAATGAAGAAAGAGAATGATTAGGGTACGCGAAAAAAACATGCCCTTTTATGAGGAGAGAGATATGTTGTGGGATTACTGATGTAAAGAGCAGTTGTTTAGTCTTAGACTAAGTGGAGGACTGTATATCTCGTCCTTTTTGTTTTTAGAAGAGAGGCTTGAAAAAGTATAAGAAGAAATTCTTACTCTCTTCTTTTTCATTAAGAGCGATGGAAACTATATTTTAAAGAGGAGATGATTGTATGTACGAAATTTTAAAAACCTTATCAAAACCTAATATGTCAATGTTAATGATAATGAAATTGTACTACTAAGGTTTGAAAGGGGTTATTCTATTATGGGGAAATTAGAAAGAGATTTTCAAAAAAATTTAATTAAAGAATTAAAAGATATTTTCGTTGGATGTATAGTCATGAAAAATGATTCTGCCTATATTCAAGGAATACCGGATCTTTTAATTTTATACAATGACAAATGGGCAGCTCTAGAAGTAAAGAAATCTGGAGCTGCATCACATCGTCCTAATCAAGAATATTATGTTGACAAAATGGATGATATGTCATTTGCAAGATTTATATATCCTGAGAATAAGGAGGTAGTGCTAGATGAACTTCAACAAACACTATTCTCTGGAAGGTAAACATGCATTCCTTGGCGCTAGCAAATATCATTGGATTAATTATGATGCTGATAAATTAGTAGATTCATACACTAAATTTCAAGCGACATTAAATGGAACCATCTTACATGACTTTGCTTGCCAATGTATAACTTTAGGACAAAAATTACCTAAATCTCAAAAGACATTAAACATGTATGTTAATGATGCTATTGGATTTAAGATGAAACCAGAACAAGTTTTATATTATTCTGATAATTGTTTTGGAACAGCTGACGCTATTATATTTAGAAACAATTTATTAAGAATACATGATTTAAAAACTGGTGTAACTAGAGCACATATGGAACAGCTTGAGATATATGCTGCTCTTTTCTGTTTGGAATACAATAAGAAACCTAGCGATATTGATATGGAATTAAGGATTTATCAAAACAATGAGATTATTGTCCATAATCCTACAGTGGAAGATATTCTACCTATTATGGATAAGATAATCACGTTTGATAAAATAATCGATAAAATGAAGATTGAGGGGGAATAGTAAATGGCTTATCAAGATAAACCACCTATTGATGAACTATTACACTATGGAATGCCTAGACGTTCAGGAAGATATCCTTGGGGAAGTGGTAAAGACCCCTACCAACATAGCGGAGACTTTCTATCTAGAGTTGATGAATTGACTAAAAAGGGCATGAGTGAAAAAGATATTGCTGAAAGTATGGGATTGACTACTAGTCAATTAAGAACACAAAAATCTTTAGCTAAAGATGAAAGAAGACAATTAGAAGTTGACACAGCTAAAGGGCTTAGAGAAAAAGGATATTCTCTTAATGAGATAGCTAAACAAATGGGTTATAAAAATGACTCATCTGTTCGTTCTTTATTAAACGAACAATCTGAAAGTAGAATGAAACAAGCTAAACAAACAGCTGATTTCCTTAAAAAACAAGTAGACGAAAAAGGAATGATAGACGTAGGTGTTGGTGTTGAAAGGGAATTAGGTATATCAAAAGAAAAACTTAAAACTGCTTTATATATTTTGGAAATGGAAGGATATAATACATTTGGAGGTGGAGTTCCTCAAGTTAATAATCCAGGTAAACAAACCAATTTAAAAGTATTATGTCCACCAGATACACCTTATAAAACAATAATAGATAAAAACGGTAATGAAAGAAAAGTATCTAGTGCTATATATGATTATCAGAATGTACACTCAGTACATGAATATACATCACATGATGGAGGACAAACATTCGATAAATTTGTTTATCCATCATCTATGGATTCTAAGAGACTTGCTATAAGATATGCTGAAGATGGTGGATTAGAAAAAGATGGACTAGTTGAAATAAGAAGAGGTGTTGAAGACCTTAACTTAGGTAATTCTCATTATGCACAAGTTCGTATCATGGTTGATGGAACTCATTATATAAAAGGAATGGCTGTATATTCTGATGATTTACCAAAAGGTGTAGATGTAATGTTCAACACTAATAAAACAAAAGATAAATCTAAACTTGAAGTATTGAAACCGATAAAAGATGACCCTGATAATCCATTCGGTTCTTTAATAAAAGCTGGTGGCCAAAGTTATTATACTGATAAAAATGGTAATAGAAAACTTTCATTAATAAATAAGAGAGCAGAAGAAGGTGACTGGGGCGAATGGGCTGATAAATTACCTTCACAATTCTTATCTAAACAAAACTTATCATTAGTAAAAAGACAATTAGGCTTAGCATCTGCAGATAAGCAAGCAGAGTTTGATGAAATAATGAGTTTAACCAATCCTACTGTTAAAAAAGCATTACTTAAATCATTCTCTGATGACTGCGATTCAGCGGCAGTGCATCTACATGCAGCAGCATTACCTAGACAAAAATATCAAGTAATCTTACCGGTACCTTCAATGAGAGATAATGAAATCTATGCTCCTAACTATAATGATGGAGAAAAGGTAGCACTAGTTAGATACCCTCATGGAGGACTATTTGAAATACCAATCCTTACTGTCAACAATAAACACAAAGAGGCTAAAAAATTAATAGGAGCTAATGCTAAAGATGCTGTTTGTATTAATAGCAAAGTAGCAGAGAGACTATCAGGAGCAGACTTTGATGGTGATACAGCAATGGTTATTCCTACAGGTGGTAGTGTTAGAATAAGTTCTAAACCGCCATTAAAAGCGTTAGAAGGATTTGATCCTAAGATGGAATACCCAGAGCGTCCAGGAATGAAGTATATGAAAACAGGTAAGAAAGACAATACACAAAATGAGATGGGTAAAATTTCTAACTTAATAACTGATATGACATTACTTGGAGCTAGTGATGATGAATTAGCAAGAGCAGTTAGACATTCAATGGTTGTTATTGATGCTGCTAAACATAAACTAGACTACAAGAAGAGCGAAGCTGACAATAATATTAAAGCATTGAAAAAGAAATACCAAGGTCATGTTGACCCTGAAACAGGAAGATACAGTGAGGGTACAGGTACAATAGTATCCCGTGCCAAAGGACAACAATCAGTACTTAAAAGACAAGGTTCTCCTATTATAGATCCTGAGACAGGTAAACAATCATGGAAAGTAGCAGATGATTTAACATATGAAAAGAAAATAGTAGATAAGAAAACTGGAAAAGTTAAAACTAAAACAATAACTAAGACACAAAAAAGTACTAAGATGTTCGAGACTGATGACGCATACACATTGGTATCAGATAGTAGGAACCCAGTTGAATTAGTATACGCCGACTATGCTAATCATCTTAAAGCCCTAGCTAACCAGGCCCGTAAAGAAATGGTAACTACCCCAGACATACCATATAGTCCTGAAGCTAAGGCCCACTATCAAAAAGAAGCGGCATCCCTAAAAGCTAAAGTAAACGTGGCCCTAAAGAATGCCCCACGCGAACGTCAGGCTCAGACCCTAGCTAATGCCATAGTTCAAGCCAAGATAAAAGACAACCCCGATATGACTAAGAAGGAGAAGAAAAAGGTTGGACAACAGGCCCTAGATAAGATGAGAAGACAGGTGGGGGCTAAGAGAGAATTAGTTAAGATTACAGACAAAGAATGGGAAGCTATACAGGCAGGAGCCATATCACCGAATACATTAAAGACTATCCTAAATAATGCAGATATGGATACTGTTAAACAATTAGCTATGCCTAGAAGCACTAAAGAACTAAGTCAGGCTAAAATAAATCATATAGCTACTCTTAAGGCTTCTGGCTATACTAATGCCCAAATAGCACAAAAACTAGGTGTATCTGCATCAACTATAATCAAGTATTCAAATAAGTAATTGTTTGATTGATTATATGTAATTAATTTGTTTAGTCAATTGTTTAATTAATGTTTTAATAAATGTTTGTATAAAGTTTTGAAAGGAGCTTAATTAAAATGAAAGTAATGTTATCAACAATTGATAATCCTTTTAATCCTTTTGAAGATTTCAATTCTTGGTTTTTGTTTGATGTTGAAAAAGGTTACAATTCATGTTCATACCTGTCTCTTATACACATCTGACGCTGCCGACGAACTCTAGGGTGT